CCAAGAAATTGAGCGACCTAACTGGTATTCCTGTAGGCAAACTTAACACCGCCGATGATATATTAGACGCTGTCAGTAAAAGACCCAACTACGAACAGTTAATAGCAGCCGCTAGAGAAACACTGGCCAAGAGTGACATACAATTGCCCGAAGCAGCACCCGCACCTGGCACTGCTGCTTGGTTTAGAACATATTCAGACCGGTTCGCATAATGCTACTGGAATTTATAACCACACTGACCGAAGGCATACGCACTCCGCATCCAGAGGATTTTATTCTCAACGGTAGTCAAGCAGCCCAAGATGCCATAGATGGCATGTTGTCGGCAGTGTCAAATCCTAACCTGGTCAGCATCAAATGGGATGGTAGTCCGGCTATCATATTTGGGCGCAGGCCTGCAGATGGCCTTTTTACCATGAACTACAAAGAGTACATTGGATTGCCTGGTGGGCAGGTCACATCTGCTCAAGAACTGGCCAACTTCTTTGCACAAAATCAAAAAAACATGGATGTGGGACAAAAGTTGGCCAACATGTTTGATGCTGTGTCTTCAATTGTACCAAGTAATTTTACAGGTTTTGTACAAGGTGATGTCATGTGGACTGAACCAGTGGCTGAACAGCAAGGCTACTACGTGTTCCAAGCCAATCCCTACGGTGTTACTTACAGAGTCAAATCTGATAGCGCAGTGGGAAAAGGAATAAAAGGAAGACCGTTTGGACTGGCTGTACATACTTATGGCACAGATGTTGAACGAACTACCAAAGGTACAGAAATACAAAACAAAACATCTCTGCAGGGTCTAGGCGGATTGAGTGGTACCAATCAAAATATCACTGTGCTCACAGGCAATATGGGCAACAAATTTCGACTCAAAGAACCAGTGCAACAAACACGGGCAGCTAGAGCTGCTGTGCAAAATTTTGCATCTGCAAATGGTGATGCTTTTTTATCCAGTCTCACCCAATCCACAGTCAGCAAACTGCAAACCTACTATAATAGAAAATACACCGGACAAGCAGCGGATGGCAATTGGTTACAAAACAACTTGACGGCACCGCAGTTCAAGTTGGTTGCAGCCGAAGAAAACAGGCCCGTAATGGCTGCCATGGACGCAGCTTACGTGGCCATATACAATCTAAAACTGGCTATATTATCTCAACTGGAACCACAGGTGGGCGGTGTAGAGCAGTACGTGGGTGATGTGCCCAAGGGCGAAGGATTTGTAATCAACACACCCAGCGGGTTTATTAAGTTGGTAAATCGTGGTGTATTTTCCACTGCAAATGTGCAAGGAAGATTGTAATTTTTTTGCTTTGGTATAAATATTAACATGCGGTAAACGCAAATATTTAAGGAGAAACAAAATGGCAATCGGAGTAACAAGAGTTCACGGTGACTCACAAGCAGTTGTAAACGTTGGTGATAGCATTACACAAAACGCTAATGCAGTTATTATTAACACTGGTATCGCAAGTCCAATTAGTGCAATCAAAGTTCTTGCAGTTACAGGTAACCTAGCAGCTGAATTAGGCAGTCCTAATAATGATGGTAAGGCATCAGCAGTTGAAACTTTGTTAAAGACAATCGCAGCAAACGCAAGTATTTTAGCATATCAAGTTGACAACAACACAGCTAACGTTCAGTTAAGCGTGATTGTAGAACGAAGCGGTTGGGGGTCTGACCTACAGCTACAAACAGCAGTACGAGCATTAGGTTCAAACATTGGTGCTTTTGGTGTTGTTAACATGAGTGCAGCAGCAGTTACAACCACAAGCGGTATCAAGATTGCTTAATTGATTATGTGATCTGGAAAAAGCAGCCGAGGCTGCTTTTTTTATGACCGCCATAAATATCTACAGCGAAAGCAAAATTTTAGGAGAAACAAAATGGCAATTGGAATTGATCGTAGCGCAGGCTACAACTATGCAGGTTTAACAGGTGTTCTAAACGGTATTCAATACACCGAAGTTGGTCAAAGTGTTGTATTTTATATTGTTGCAGCCGGTGTAAACTTGAGTGCAGAAGATGACGCGGCTAATGAAGCTTTTGAAGCAATCATTCAGGTGTTTCCGCCGGTATTAGCATATTTTGCACATGCAACGTCAGGCGCTATCAGCCTATGCTGCGACGGTGTCAACGCACCAGATGCAAGTGTTCTACAAACAGCTATCCAAGCAATTGGAACTCGCAAAGGTTCAGTTAACCTAGGTAGCGCAACTGTTACCAATGGTACAAGTTTTGTAGTAGCTTGATTTCCTTTACCAGGAAAAAAAAGGCAGACTGGTTCTGCCTTTTTTTATGCTATAAATATCTACATGCGCTTTTATACCGGGATAACATTGGTTGATATAACTGCTACAGGAGTGATACGTTACTCCAGTGACAACGAAATCAAACGCAATCAACAGCGAAATTGGGAAACAGTGCTGCAATGCATTGGCATCAAATCGCAGCCGGTTGTTATTGAAGGACCCTACAGCAGCACATTTGACATCGACAACACCAGCTACTTTCCGGACATATACTTCGGCAAACAACGTGTTTGGTTTTTCTCATTTGCAGTAGAGCACGAAGATGTCTTTTTGGTTGATGATGATCCTGTGGCTGGTCTGGATCAGGTGTTTGCCAAGGTGCCAATTATCTGTGGACTAGAAGAAACAGCTAGATTTATGTTACCAATTTTTTATCCTTATGGTGCAATAAAAAACATATATTTTATAAAAGGCAGAATCAACTTAAATACTGTCTAAACACAGGCACATTTAAGGCACCTTTTTCATGGCACACAATCCAGGCAACACTACAGAACCCTCTATTTTATATGGAAGACTAAGATGGCAGCAAGCGAAAGAGCCAGCCTTGAAGCGCATGTGGATTTATGCGCCGAAAGATACAAGGCATTGGAAGACAAACTAGACAAACTGGAACAGCGTATGCATACGATGGAAGAACACATCATAATCATACGCACGAAGATATCAGAATCGGCAGCAGAAGCTACCACGAAAAGTAGCGGGCAGTTGATAACTGTTGGCACAGCATTTGGTGTAGCCATGCTGACTGGTCTAATCATGGTCATTGTACAACTTATTCTAAAATAATAATGAAGATTGTAGAACTTGTAAATAAAATAAGATTACCAATTACCAACGAAGAAGCAGATGTATTAGGGCAATTTGACGGTGGTAAGCGAATAGCCAGAGAAGATTTGAACCCAAGACAGCTTGTGGTGGCAAATCAACTGGTAAACAAAGATGTACTATTTAGAAAAAACGAAGATGGCAAAGTCTACTACAAACAGAAAATTGGAATTTAGTCAGGCACAGGAACTATTTGCAACAGCTAGCACCAAATACATCAAAGAGTGGACAGACAAACAACTTAAAACATATGTAAATGAACCCGTAGTTATTCCTGTTGGAAGCTACGGGTTTTTAGTGGGTCCTTACAGAATACAGGGAAAAACTAGCACCTGTTGGCGTGTGGAGCAACAAGACGGTCGAGTGTTGCACGATTTTGTTAGCAAAAGCTATGCCATCCTGTACTGTGTGCAATTGATGAAAAATTATCCCGCTGCCACAGAACTGTTGGAGTTAGACAGGCAATTGGGCAGATTGGATCGAGATATAGAATTTTATCAGTACACAATAAAAAATGCCAAAAATAACTTTAGAGTTGAAACAGCACGAAATAGATGTACTGATGCTCGAATGCAGCGCCAAGCGGTGCTTAACATTTTGAAAAAAACTTTAATTTCGGCTAAATACTTAAAATTTGGGAACACACCACTATGAGATTAACAGAAATGGGCGTCAAGCCTTCCGCTAAAAAAATCAACAAAGTTATGGAAAGCCGCTTTGGCGTCAAGATTGATTATGACAATTTGAACTTTCCTAAAGCTTATGTGCTAGCTCAAGGCCTAACAGAAAATCTTGAACGAATCAAGCACAGTCACGGAGTTCATGCTGCAGAGAAAAATCCAAAATACATGGAACTGCTAATGGTACGTGAAGGCCTACATCGCTGGATGGTTGAGAACAAACAACAATTAATCATGGAAAGCGAAATGGGCAAGAGCCAGGCTATTCTTGCTGCCAAGGACATGGTTGACAGTATTCAGGACATGCTGGAAGAAGTCAGTAAAATGCAAAACGAGCAAATGCCTGCACTGTTAGATACTATCCGTGATCAAATTGGTATGGAACAGGCTGATGCGTTTAAAGCATCGGTTGAACCATTATTGGCCAACATGACTCAACAACTAAGCTCAGCTAGATCAACTGCGGATGACGCAGCCCGAGCATTGGCTGGTGAACCTGTTGCTGCTCCAATGGGCATGGGTGCTGCTCCTGCTGCTGGTGGTATGCCTGGTCAAATGCCAGCGCCTGATATGACCAGTGACATGGATACAGACAGCTTTGCTGCCACTGATGCTGCCGCTGGTCCTAATGCAGTAGGCAGAGAGAAGCGTTAATGCGTATTAGAGAAGTAATTGTTGAGAGCCTAGACGAATACCTCGACGAAGTTCTTGAAGATGAAGCCGACGGGCGTGGTGACGCAAACCTGCTGACCACGCTCGAGTTTTTACGCAATCGAGCACACGACACTCACATACAACCAAGAATCAGAGTTGACAGCTTGATCAATCTGGTTCAAAAAACTGGTGAAAGTCAATTCAATCTCGAAAATTTGCTAGACGCTTACAAATCAAATCCAGATATCAAAAATCTAATCAAAGACGTCAAAGATGACTCATCTGGTGTCAAGTATGTTTACTTGGAACCATTTGCCGATGACACTGACATGCCAGCCAAAATAGGCCAAGAAATTCCTCGCACCGCGCCCGAGCGCACAGTTGATTCAATGGCCAAATCGGCTCTTGCTAAACGATCTTAAATAGTTTATAATTATTCCAAGGAGAGAAACAAATGGCTTATTCAGGTCAGGTGTTGGATCATTATGAAAATCCAAGAAATGTTGGAAAATTAGACAAAAATGATCCTAGAGTTGGCACAGGATTGGTAGGAGCCCCCGCATGTGGAGATGTCCTACAACTACAGATCCAAGTGGATGAAGGAGTAATTACCGATGCAAAATTTAAGACATACGGCTGCGGTTCGGCGATTGCGTCGTCGTCGCTGGTCACTACTTGGCTTAAAGGAAAAAGTATTGATGAGGCGGACGCAATTAAGAATTCGGACATTGCGCAAGAACTCGCGCTACCTCCGGTCAAAATCCACTGTAGTATTTTAGCAGAAGATGCTATCAAAGCAGCATTGGCAGATTATCGATCAAAACATGATACAACTAACTGAACTGGCAGCTAAAAAAGTAAGACAACAACTTGATCGTAGAGGTAAAGGTGCAGGTATTCTTATTGGTGTAAGAACTACAGGTTGTTCTGGACTGGCATACAAATTAGAATATATAGATCAACCTTCAGACGATCAGGTACGATACGAAACCAATGGCGTCAATGTGTTTGTGAATCCCAAGGATTTACCCTACATAGATGGCATGACCATGGACTACAAACGTCAAGGCCTAAATGAAGGCTTTGACTTTATCAACAGCAAAGAACGTGACCGTTGCGGTTGCGGAGAAAGTTTTCGAGTTTAAATGATTACAACACGATTTGACTATACCCCTCTAGCAAGAGAAAGCGTAGAGGGCAAGCGTCATTACGCCTTACCAGATGGAAGCCGCGTTCCTAGTGTGACTACAATACTAGACAAGACCAAGCCTGCCGAAGCTCGACAAAAACTACAGGAATGGAAAAACCGTGTGGGACATGAACGAGCGCAACAGATTACCACAGAAGCAGCCAACCGTGGAACACGTATGCATACCTATCTTGAGCGTTATGTCAAGCAAGACGACATTGGCGATTTCCCCTCAAATCCATTTGCACAGCCTAGCTGGTTTATGGCAGCAGAAGTAATCTTAAAAGGACTAGGTAATGTTGATGAATATTGGGGTTGCGAGGTTCCTTTATACTATTCTGGGCTGTACGCTGGCACCACTGACTGTGTAGGGATCTGGAAGGGACAGCCTGCAATCATGGATTTTAAACAAACGAATAAGCCTAAAAAACGTGAGTGGATTGACGATTATTTTCTACAGCTTGCAGCGTATGCTGCGGCCCACAACGAAACTCACGGTACTGACATCAAAACAGGCGTTATTCTCATGTGTGCTAAACCCGCAGACGAAAATGCTGCTCCTGAATACCAAGAATTCGTACTAGAACCCAAGGACTTTCAACATTGGAGCGATCAATGGATGCGCAGAGTAGCACAGTACTATCTCTCAAGCTAAATACACAATAATTGAGGATTTAGCATGGCCGTTACGCAGATCAGTAGAATTCAACACAGACGCGGACTAGAACAAGATCTACCACAGCTTACTTCAGCTGAACTTGGTTGGAGTTTAGATACAAGACGTTTATACATTGGCAATGGCACCATTGAAGAAGGTGCGCCTATTGTGGGTGTAACTAGAATTTTAACCGAGCACGACATCGGTGACATTACATCAAATACCAGTTTCTTTACCAATTATACTTTTGTAGGCAATGCAGCAGGTTATACAGCACAAACAGGACCCAGTGCTCTAGCCCCTGTTATTAGAAGTTATCAGCAGAAATTTGATGACGTTATAAACATCAGAGACTTCGGGGCCACAGGTGATGGTGTCACAGATGACACAGATGCCATCAACCGAGCCTTACAACAAATTTACAAATCCACAGTAAGTCCTACAGA